TGTTCTCTATTCTGTAAGACCCCGTTTATTTATGGAGCAAAAAATGAACGCTAAAGAAGTAAAACAAGCAATAGAAGATGGAAAAGAAGTATTTTTTGATGATATTGAATATCATTGGTCATTAGGAGTTAAAGATAGACCGCAAATTTTAACTTATCAAGTTTATAAAGCGAAAGGATTGAATACATATTATTTAAAACTCGTTAAAGCTATAAGGCATACAAAAGAAGGTGTTAAATTTGAATTTACAGAATCTGCAAAGAAATCACAAGCAAAACTTAAATTCAACGAACCATTAAGAGCTATTGTCAAAAATTCTTGTGGAGAGGTATTAATTGGTGGAGGAGAAAATTATTATATTGGAAATGAAAAATAAAGACCTGATTAAAAATTATTATGACCAGCTTGCAGAATTACAGAAACAATACTGGTTTGAAGGTATGGAAACTAAGGAATATTGTGTAAGATATGATGCTATAAAGAAAAGGATACAGGAGCTGGAAAATGAGTGATTCAAAAAAACTTAGGAAGTTAAGAGAGATAAGAATAAAAAATCTACAAAAAAATTTACTTGATATACAACTAAAGGGAATAGAACATAAGATTAATATTAACTCAAGAAATAAAGCAGAATTAGTTGCGCCTAACGGCAGTTGGGTTACAGAACATATAAAGACAGCAATCCTTAAATATAATTATGAGATTGATAAAATACCAAAACTACTGGTAAAGAATTTTAAACCAGAAGAACTTAAGGAATACGAAAAAAGCGTTTCAAAGGATTCTTAGGTTTTTTTTGCCTCATTTCTACTACAACACGATTTGCTTCTAGCTCTATAAGTCTGTTTAGTATTGAGGCCATAAATATATCCTGATCAAACTTTTTTCTGACAAGATGAGTGCAATATCTTTTTATATCAACTAAATCATCAGCTTTCATTATCTCCCTGCATTGCATTTCAATTTCCAGTTCCAATTCAGGAGGTGCTGGTTCTATGTTTATGTTCAGGAATTTAGTTATTTTCATTTTACTGGAAATAATTTTTCTTCAATCATTTTGACGATGGCATCATCAACGTCATTATCTGACTTGGCACTTAAGTCTTTTAAAAGTGACAAACAGGCTTTGCGTAGAGATTCACTCTTGCCAAACTTGATGAGCAGATTGATTAGAAATTTTGACATTGGTTTTTTTGTGTTACTTTCCAAACATACCAATAATTGCTACATTTGGCACATGGCTGTTTGTTAAGCAGTGGTCAATGCTTAGAGATACCCACAAGCAGCTTTTTTTATATGGAAGAAGAAGAAAAAGAAAGTAAAGATTATTTCGGACACGCAATCCGATTTATTATTCTTTGCTGGGCTTTGTCAGTTATGACTCTTGGATACATGGAAAGAATCAGGCTCGACACTTTTGCAGCAGGCCTCGTTGGGAATATAGCTAGCAGCTATGGGATAGCTGTGAAAGGTAAGAATAACAACACAAAAAAATCAGTTATAGTAGATAATAAGAACAACAAAGTTGGTATCAAATGAAAAAACTACTGCCTTTTATTTTTCTTGTATCTGCGCCAGCTTATGCGGACATCAATCACTCAATCCAGAATGTTGTCTCGGTCAGTACATTAGGAGCTAGTTCAACGAGTAATCGGGTTGGTACGACCTTTTCGGCATCGGGTACAAATGTAACCCCAACAGCAGGCGATACTGCAAATGCCATCGGTACGCTTGATTTAACAGATTCAGCAATAACTAATGGCGTTCCAACAATAGATAATACAACTACTTACGCAGTTACTAATAGCGGTGATGCTTGGTCTGTGTCGGAAAGCTTTATTCAAGGTGATTCTATTCCTACAAGTTTTTTAGCCACAACGGTTACTAATGGTGTTGTACCAGCATTACCCATATTTGGAGATACAACAACTGTGAGCGGTGGAGATATAGGCACTACGGCCATGACAATGGATTCTGGAGGTGCGATGACAGTAAACTTATCTGCCACAGGAGCAGGGGTTACAGCCCAGATGTCAAGCACAATAAAACTTGAAATTGATTGATGAAATGGCTAGTAATATTTTTATTTGGCATACCTAGTGCTTATGCAGGGGGTATTACTCCATCGTTCTCTACAGGCCAAATGGAATCTTCGAGTTCCAGTAAGACAATTATTGTGGAGACAATTGTCACTGAAAATTACCGTACTGGCTATAGCTATTCGCTCCAAGGAAATAATATACAAGTTAAAGAAGGAACAGTTATATCACCTGATGCAACCTATACAAACACACAGACAGTTAATGGGGTTTCATTCAAATGGGTAACTCCAGATTTACCAACGAAACCCCAATGGGAAATCAAAGATGCAGGCGAAGCTTTCAGCATAACAGAGAATTTTCTTGCTCCAGGTTTAGACGCAACCAGCACTGTACAAAGAACAATCAATACAGAAAGTCAAAGTACAAGCTTGTCAATATTTTCAAATTAAGTTTACTTCTATTATTATATTCGCCCAAAACCCTTGCTAATACTGTTAGTTCCCCATCGGCATCGAGTTCTGGAACGGTAATCAATAACGGCTATCAAACTATAAATGGGGGCTTTCCAACGATGACTTATGGAGGGAATATTCAATGTCAGCAACCGACTTTGGCTTTTACTCCATTTGTTACTAAAGGAGAAAATTACAGTACGCCCAGAATTACCACGACCAAAACTAATATTTATGACCTTGCAGAGGATGCGTCAGGTAATTTAGTAAATCCAGGTAAAATTTTATATCAAAGTGAACAGCCAAGAATAGATCAATCAACTCATAATTTTAATTATGGTTTCACCATCAGCTTGCAGATACCATTGGGAGAGGGATCTGATCTTTGTGTAAAGGCTGCTGAGAATCAAATAAAAGGACAGGAATTTGCATTACAGAAGGCACGTTTAGAGGCCAATCTCGCAAGGATGAAGGTATGTGCCGAGCAGTTTAAACTGGGCGTAAAGCTTATAAATGAAGATGCGGTTGCGTGTAAAAACGTAGTATTAACAACTATTCCCAATCAGGTATTACCACACACTCATAAATTAGAATAAGCACCAGCCCTGAACTCACTACCTATGCTTTGGCATAGAGGTTTACAGGTAAGTGATGCTTAAAGCAGCAAGTCTATCCAACAGAGCAGAGGTCAAATCAATGACATGATGCTGGGCTTGCTACTTTTTTATTTTACCTCATCTTTTTTCTTTGTCAGTTGTTTTTTTATCTTTTTAAATATTTCAGAAATCGCCTTTTTTATCAGAGGAGCCAAAAGCGCAGAGCTACCAGCAACCACACCGATAAAAGCAGTAGAAATGAGTGCTTGAGGTGTACCAGTAAAGCTTTCTCTGAATGGTACTTTTTCCCAGACTCCGACACAAGTAATACCATCTGAAGGGGATCTTTCCCATTTTACCAATCTTTCAATTCTAAGATCATTTCTGTAATCACCTGGCCTAAATTGTGGCTTTTCAGGTGGACAGGGTTCATATACCACTTTCTTATCTTTTTTTGGTTTTGGTTGTGTTACGTTTGTATCTTTTGGAGTTGGCGCAGTATTAACAGGCACAGGTTCTGTATCTATTATCTGTGCAGGGTCATATGTCATCGGAGTATATGATGGGATTTCACCATTAGGGCATACAGTATATGTGCCACGTTTGTCTGATATTAGTAATGATGGATTGCGTGTGATTTCTAAATCACGGTGATATAAATAACACCCAGGCAACTTGCCTTCCAGTTTTGGTTTTGTAAAATATGGAGCATCAGGTATATCAATTGTCGGAAGTTTTATCTCAGGTATCTTTATTTCACTCATCTTTATCTACATCACCTATAGAAATAGACCACCCATCTTCTCCAAATGTACCTTTTTCAACAATTCTAGGTTTTGTTATTTTTGCATCCATATCATCATGATATTTTTTTATCTCATCATCTAATTCAAGCTGTAGTTTTTTTATTCTTACCCAGGACACAAGTTTATCAATATAATATTTAATTAATTTTTTAAAAAATCCAAAGATCATTTAATGATTGGCATTGATGGGCCTGTTACTTTTGGTAATTCTTGATCTAATACTTTTGGCATCATTCCAGATACGTTATCAAGAATCTCATTCATAACTCTTGATTTAAATT